TGGCAATGCTGACTTGCTTGATGGTCAACACGGCACTTATTACCTCGACTACACCAACTTCACTAACACCCCCACTATCCCTGCTGCTTACACCGATGCTGACGTTGACACCCACCTGAACACTGGCACGGCTTCGTCTGGCGAAGTTCTGTCGTGGACTGGTAGCGATTATGATTGGATTGAGTCTGGTGGTGCCTTCTCGGTTATTGGTACGAACAACGTGGCGGCATTGACGACACTCCCTAGCCTAACGACAGGAGAGGGTAATTTTGCTGTTGGGTCATCCACTACCGCTGGCAGTCTTTCAACAGGCTTTAACAACGTAGCCATCGGCGTTGGCGCCCTATCCTCTATATCTTCGAGGTCAGGCAACATTGCGATCGGTGGCTTCGCTCTTGGTTCCACTACGTATGGCAACGACAACATCGCAATAGGCTTTAGCGCTCTGCAGAATTTCGGCGGCTTTAGTGGTTTAAATGTCGCCATCGGCAAGTCTGCGATGATAAATGGCAGCGGGACTGACAACGTAGTCATCGGAACAAGTGGTGGACAAAATATAAGCTCTGGCAATAACAACATCATGATAGGCGATACTACCAATCTTTTGACTTCTGGGGCATCCAACGAGATTGTTCTGGGGAATAATAGTTCGTCACGTTTTCGCATACCTGGGTTGAACATTAACTGGACTTCGGCTAACGTCCCGGGTGCATTTCCAACAGGCGGCAATGTTGGTTCATATGCGTTTCTTGGAGAACTTAGCTCCAACACGTCGCTAAGGACTTTTGGGTCCACTGCTGATGGATATTTCCTGAAGCCAGCCTCGTCTATGACGAATACCGGCTCTCCAACGTATTCCTCTTCGTCCCAAAGTGGCACATGGCGCTTACTTGGGGAGTATCAATCCGTGTCGAGTAACAACGACTACCCAGTTTCTTTGTGGTTTAGAATAGCATAGGCTAGAGGGGTTTATATGAATTATCGAAACGCACGCTACGTTAATGACACCGGGTGGATCAACTGCGAGCTTGATCACCCTGAGTTCGGCTGGATACCATACACCCTAAACCCAGCCGACACTGACATGACGATTGACAACAACGTTTTGCTTGCTGTTATGGCTGAGAACGGTGATGTCGCTGCTTACATTCCGCCAACTCAGGGCGAGCTAGACGCACAAGCGGCACAAGCGGTTCGTGCGGAACGTGATCGAAAGCTGGCAATCGACGTTGACCCTATTGCTGGCAATGCCCTTCGCTGGGCATCTCTAACCGCAGAGCAACAGCAGGCATGGGCAGACTATCGTCAGGCACTGTTAGACGTCCCAGAACAAACTGGCTTCCCTTACGAAGTCACTTGGCCCATTAAACCTTGAGGATTGACATGGAAGACGAACTGACACCTGAAGACATGGCACCGATTGACGCTGCTATCGCTGCTGGGAAAGCCGCTACAACGGAGTAAATAAATGCTTGGGTTCTCTCCACTATCAGCCGCACCAATTGCTGACGATCAGGCGGCTGTAGTTGTCGGGGTATCAATAAGCATTTCAGCAACCGCGACAGCTTCTGTTGTCGCAGCTAAGACCACTTCTGCATCTGCGCAGTTTTCTGACACTTCTACGGTATCAGTGGATGCGACACGGGTGCAGGCGGCGTCTGCTGCGGCGCAGGCGGCATCATCGGCCAGCGTATCCACCAAGACTGTTGCGGACGTTTCTGCGGCTGCTACGGTGGCGTCTTCTGCGTCTGTATCCGCTGAGCGCATAAACAACGCAAGTGCTGCGGCATCGTCGTCGTCGGCTGTGACTGTCAGCGTTGCCAGGGTCACGCCTGCTTCGGCTGCCGCAAACGTAAACTCAGCTCCGAGCGTTGCCGCGTCTCGCATCAGAACATCTGCCGTAAACCCAACAGCAGTCAGTGCGGTGACGACAGTATTTGCCCGCATTCGTTCTGTATTTGCTGGTGCCGACTGTCGATCTTCGGGGGCTGTCTCCGCTGGCATCACTAGGTCTGCTGCCTCTGTTGTCGTTGTGACATCTGACGCAGCAATTGCGGCGGGCATTACGTCGAAAGCTGCCGCGTCTATGTCGTCGTCTGCCACCGTGGCGATCAGGGCGATCTTGCTGTGGGAGCGGCAGCCTGACACATCCGAAACGTGGGTGGTGCAGGATGACACGTCTGAGATATGGGTTGCGGTGGCCTAAATGTGCTGTCGCTTATATTGTGTGATCTGACGTGCTATAAGTTGTGGGCGGCTAAAGGCCAAAGATTAAAAGGACGCTGAAATGCCTATATTCGAATTGAACATCCCCGCTGGTATGAGCAACAACGGCACCTCTGATCAGTCAGAGATGCGTTGGGAAGGCGGGTCTATGGTTCGCTGGGCAAATGGCTCAATGGAGCCAATCGGCGGCTTTCAAGTTGATACAGATATTTCTGGCACAGCGTCAATTCGCGCTCGCAAGGCGATTGCGTGGAATGACAACGACGGGTCTGCTTGGGTTGCCTATGGCAAGTCTGGCTATATTTCTGCCCGCCAAAAGGGCGGAATCGCATACGACATCACGCCGACTGACCTTTACAGCTCGCCATACACCCAGCCGATCAATGATGAATACGTTGTGACCATCAGCATGGCAAACTGGGGCCAGAACCTACTGATGTGCGACAACTACGACCGCAGGATTTATGAGTGGTCTCCGCAGACGCCGACGACAAAGGCAGTGCGCATCACGACAGCCAATGGATACATTGATGACGCGCCAATCAATAACGAGGCCGTCTTTGTCACTGGTGAGCGTTTTGTGTTTGCTCTTGGCGCAGATGGAGATCCGCGCAGGGTTGCGTGGTGTGACTTTGAGGACATCGGCATCTGGACGCCATCATCCACAAACCAAGCTGGTGACATCACACTTGATGCGGAGGGGAGCCTTCGCTGCGGCGTCACATTCAGCGACATGAACGTCTTGCTGACTGACGATGAACTGTTTGTCGCTCGATACGTTGGCCCGCCATACATCTTTAACTTTGAAAAGGTGTCGAGCGGATGCGGTGTCATCTCAAACAATGCGGCCGTGACAACACCGGCTGGCGTGTTCTGGATGGGCAAAAATAACTTTTATGTGTTTAACGGCGCATCCGTCTCTTCGATCCCGTGCCAAGTCAGAGATAGTGTCTTCAACGACTTTGCCCCTGAGAACTTGATATATGACCCCAAGAAGCTGATCTGGGCGTTTCACAATGCTTCATACAATGAGGTGTGGTGGTTCTACGCACGCAACAATGCGCAGGACGGATACGACCTCGGCAGCTACGTTATCTACAACTATGCAGAAGGCACTTGGGCCACTGGTGGCGATGACGTCCCCGGAGAGACCAGCCAGGTAAAACAGTATTCTGGTCTGAGCCGACTGCCACGCACATGCGGTTTTGGCCCAGAAGTCTGGGGCAAGACAGTCTGGTTTGGCAACCGTGTGTTTGAGCATGAGATCGTCGGTGGGGACTTTGAGCCAGATGTGTCTGGCCCGAACGCTGGCGGGTCTGCTTATTCGTTTGCTATGTCTGCGCCGTTCTACATATCCCCAAGCAAAAACCTGGTGTTAGCTACGCAGCTACTGCAGGACGTGGAGAACTCAACTGATGCTGAGCTGTGGTTCTACACCAAGAACTACCCCAACGACACTGAGGTTCGTTTTCCTGCATACGGGTCTGGCACATACACGCTGGCGAACCCAACAGACATTCGTGTCACTGGGCGACAATTCCGAGCTGTATTGCGCATGAAGGATGGGCAGCGCATGAAGGTTGGCAAGTTCATCTTTGATGTTCAGGGGAATGGCCGCCGATGATTACCTTACCACCACCCACAACGCAGGATTGGAAGACATGGGCAAGACAACTTGTCGCCGCTCTTAACAGAACAATCCCAAACCTAGCTCACAAGGCAGCGTCTGATAACCCGTCACTGAACGGGACGATCTTGTGGGACGACACCAATGGCTACCCAGTGACGGCAAAGGATGGCGTGTGGCGTCAGCTCGTGATGGCTGATGGCTATGCCGAATTTGTCAAGACGACTACCGTCACGGCGGCGGCGATTAATACTCCGTACGCAATTACGATGGACACGCCGCTGTTCGATAACGGTATCCACCTCGGCACACCCACATCGCGCATTGTCTTTGACGAGGGCGGCGTCTACTTGCTTGCATTCTCGGCGCAAATTCTTGCCACGAGTGCCAACGCAATTGAGTTTAACTTCTGGCCGAGACTTGACGGCGTTGACGTTCCTTACAACCGGATCACGACGAACACCAAAGACAACGGAATTACGACTGTAGTGTCGCGCACAATCGCGTTCACAATTTCCGCCGGGTCATACATTGAAGTCATCTGGCAAGTGAGCGACCTTAGCGGGCAACTTGTCGCCGTCCCGGCCGCCACTTTGCCGTCGTCTCCGTCGGTGACGCTTTCAATTACGAGGATACGCGCATGACACACAAAGTTGACATGCGATTGGTCCCCGTTGACATGATCGAAACGTACTGGCCAACTTTTGGCCCGATGATTGAGTTGGCGCAAAAGCGGCTGGCGGATCAGTGCGGGATGGATGACGTCGAGGAATGGCTGCGCACCGGTCAATCATTGCTCTGGGGCATTTACGTTGACGGCAAACCAATGGCCGCGATGATGACTGC